AGGCCAAGCCTAGTCGCAAACGGAGAAATGGATACGGCGCAAAGCATTACGATGGCATGTCTATCACAAGGTATGGACATTGGACTGTTAATGCCTGAAAGCCATTCCTCAGAAGGCGCATCTTGGCCGCTGGCGAATGCAGGCAGCTTTGGTATTGGCACTGTGTATGGTGGCGGGAAAATATTTCACCTTTTTCAAAGTTCCAAGGGCCCTTCCTACTTGCATCTTTTGGAAGAGCAGGTAGATAAATTACGCGCCCATTAAACTATCACCATTGCTTTTTGTAAATGATTAAAGCCAATCAAAAACCTGCTTTGCAAGATCTTTCATCTTGCCCCACCGTCGAGGCAATTCTAAAAAAGTATGGCATTGGTTACTGGCGAAATCCAGGCGGCACCGATAAGCAAAAGTGCGAAAACGTTGGCACTCCTGCTGATAGTCATTCCTATGGTCCCGTTTACGAAGCGTTGGCGAAGATGGTGCCTAGTGGCAGTCCAATTATGGAAATTGGCGTTTTCCATGGTGGATCAATGCTCCTATGGCAAGACTTGTTTCCAGAGTCAGTAATAGTTGGCGTTGACATTTGCAATGCAGTGCATAGCCACGTAATGGAACGCCTTGATGAACGCGCCACATTAATATTTGACGATGCCTACGATGAAAGTTTTGTCCACCAACTTGCAGCCGCTGGATGTAGCTATGGACTAATTGTCGATGACGGCCCTCATACCCTAGAAAGTCAGTGTAACTTTCTAGTCCTATATCTTTCGCTGCTTAAGCCTGGTGGTATTGCAGTGATTGAAGATATTCAAGAGACTAGTTGGTTTGAACGATTAGAAGCAAATATTCCCAAAGGCTATGTTTCGGAAAGAATTGACCGCAGGCAAATCAATGGGCGATGGGATGATTTAATGTTGGTTATAAGCAAAATTAGCGACCATGACTAAAAAAGAAAAACAAGCCAAAGTGGCTCTTGTCATGCGCGAGTTTGAAGAAGGCAAACTTAAAAGCAGTAACGGAGAGCTAGTGACGAGCAGAAGCCAAGCAATGGCAATTGCTCTTAGCGAGGCAGGGTTAAACGTTAAAAAAGAAGATGCCAGTGAGGCGTATTTAGAAGCTTATGCTGATGTCTTCATGGAGGAGCGTGATGATGCGGAATCATTTTCCCCACCATCGTCCGTGCGGGCCGCAGCGCGTCGTGGTCTAGAACTACGCAAGAAGCATGGCAAAGGCGGCCTGACGACGCAGGAAGCCGGCAAACAGGGCATTGGCAGCGGCGTGGCTAGAGCTGGCGACTTAGCGGGAGGGAGCAAGATTAGCTTTGCCACGATTAAGCGCATGGCTGCGTTTTTCTCTCGCCATGAAAAGAATAAAAGCGGAGGCGAAGATGACGCTGGCTACATCGCCTGGCAATTATGGGGAGGCGACGCGGGTAGGTCATGGGCTGCTCGCATCATTAAGATGGTTGAAAGTCGCCAATCAAAACAATGAGCGAATACGTACGAGTGATAGAAGAAGAAGAAGAAGGTATTGGCGTGATGAAAGCGCTGGCCATTCTTTCCGCCAACGAGCATCGTGATACTTCACAATGGCGCCTGGTGGAAGAGCAGCATTTCAAGAATGGTCGTCTCGATGAAACACACATCTTCGTCGTAAGCTATTACGACAAGCCCCACGAATATTTTGAAGCCACTAAGTTTCTAACTTTTGAAATTGAAGCGATGGCAAAGGCATATATTATGGACAACCTTGAGGATCAGCTTGCTGAAATTCGCGGCGAATGCGACGACGACTAATTATCTACTGCGGAAACCACAAACGTAGGATAACCGAGGAGGTACAAAATAGAAAGCTGAAAAATAGAGCTAAGAATACGAATTTGGGCGCAGTCAGGGGAGATTTGTCCACGTTCCATTCGTGAGATAGTGGTTTGATCACAGTGAAGCATTTCTGCAATGTTTCCTTGTGACAAGCCACAGTTTAGACGAGCCTCCCTCATCCTTTCTCCAATTACTTGTCTGCTTTCTTGAATGGTGACAATTGGCGCCTGAAGACGAGTGGTAAGGCGACGATGTTGAATGTTCTGCATTTCTAGGTGAAATAGCCTAAGTTAGTCTATCACGCATAATGTTATTTGATAGAGTATGGTCATGAGCGACACATGCTTTCGTTACGACGTAGCGCCGATTGACAAGTACGAGCTAACCCCCGAAGGTTATCTCCGTGCTTGGGCAACTATCGCACGCACTGGTGTACAACATTACACCGATGCTGATGGTTCCATTCGCCGTGAATATCGTCCCGAAGTTGAAGTGGCGTCTCCTGAAAGCTTGGCCTCATTTGCGGGCAAAGCAATTACTCTTGAGCATCCTCCTGTCCTATTAGATAGCGCCAATACTAAGGACTATCAAATTGGCTTTAGTGGCACTGAAGTGGTTTATGACAACGGATTCGTTCGTGCCGTCATGACAATCACTGATGAAGACGCCATTAAGCGCATTATGCGTGGTGATGCGAAGGAGGTCAGCGCTGGTTATCGCGTCAATTATGAAGCAATTCCTGGTGTGACTGACAGTGGTGAAAATTACGATGGCATCCAAAAGGAAATCAACGGAAATCACATTGCTGTTGTTCGCAGGGGCCGCGCTGGCCCGCAAGTGAAGCTTCATCTAGATCGCCTAGATGCTGCCGATCCTTCTCTATTTACTCTCACTGAGGACCCATCTATGACTGCCAAAGTCAATTTTGATGGCGCTGAGTTTGAGGTGACCGAGAGCGTAGCTCTGGCTGTCACCAAAGAACGGGAAGACGCCAAAAAGTCCTACGAGGACATGAAGAAAATGTACGATGGCATGATGTCCAAAGCTTCCGAAATGAAGGAAGAAATGGATGCCATGCAAAAGGAAATGCAAGGTAAAACTGACTCTGCCGAAGGGCGGGCCGATGCTCTTGCCGAAGAAGTGGAAAGCCTCAAGACTGATCTTGAAGCTGCTAAGCAAGTAAATGTTGACAGCCTTGTTGAAGAGCGCATTGCGCTAATTGACAAAGCTCGTACTTCGCTTGACTCCGCTTTTGATTTTGCGGGCCTTTCTACCCGTGAAATCATGGAAGCTTCTATTAAGGCTGTTCGTGGTGATGCTGATCTATCAGAGCGTTCTGATGATTATGTGACTGCCATGTTTGACACCCTGGCTGAATCTGCTCCTCGCAGCGATTCTGGCACTACGGAAGAACTGCGTAAAGCTGTTGCTTCCATTGCTTCCCCAATGTCTGCACCGTCGTCCTACATGGACCGCTTGCAGAATGCCTGGAAAACTCCCCTCTCTGTCTCCAAGGAGCGCTGACCCATGACTGTTACTTTTTCTGGGGCCAGTGGCGCTGCAGGCGGTGTGCAACAGACTTATAGCCTGGTTCACGCTGCTCTGCTTGAAGGCCAACTGTCCGATATTCGCGACAACACCATTGGCACCTATATCAACGAAACTGGAGCTGTACTGGCTTTTGGTAACGTTGTGGTGTACAACTCTGGTGGTACTACTGACAACTCTGCTCGCACTATTTCCGGCACCACTGGAATTGTGCAAGGCGTTAACGTTCTCACTTATGTGGACGAAACCGCCCTCGACGCGAACAGCCGCCCTGGCGTGAAAGCTCAGCAAGTGCTGAACGTTGCTAATGAAGGCGCCGTTGCTGTTTACGTTCATGGTTCCGTGACTCCCGCCACTGCTGTGCGCGTTATTCACACTGCCACTGGCGTTCAATACGCTGGTCAATTCCGTTCCGCTGCTCTTAGTGGCAAAACTGCTCTTCTGGCGAATGCTCGTTACCTCACTTCTGTTACCGGCTCCGGCTTGGCAGTTGTTGAGCTGAACGGTCCTTCGTTCACCCTCACCGCTGATTCCTGATAGGAGGCCCTCTAATGTCTGATTTTCGTATGGACGAAGCCGGCCTCTTTCTTGAGCGTCAGCTTGAATTTATCCGCCCCCAAGTGTTTGAAGTCGTTTATGCCGACATCAAATACCCCACCATTCTTCCTGTAACAAGCGAAGCTGGTCCTGGCGCACAAACCTTCACCTTCCGCATCATGGACTCCACTGGAGAGTTCAAGCTGATTGCGGATGCTGCTGATGATCTGCCCCGTGCCGACATCAGCCAAGTGGAAAAGAGCATCAACATTCGTTCCTTTGGCGGTAGCTTCGGTTACACCGTTCAGGAGCTGCGTGCTGCTCAAATGGCCAACATTGCTCTGGAGCAACGCCGCGCTCAAGCTGTGCGTCGTGCTTATGAAGAGAAAGTAGAAGATGTGGCCTTGTTTGGCGAATCTTCTGTGGGCCTGGCTGGTTTCTTCAACAACTCAACTGTTGATGTTATCACCGCCAACAAGTGGTTCACTGATAGTGGCACCACTGCTCAGGAAATGCTTGAGCTGCTTAACTATGGCGTGACCGGCATTATTAATGCCTCACAAATGAAAGAGCAGCCCGACACCATCTTGATGGCTTGGAATGACTACCGTGAAATCTCCACTCGTCGTAATTCCGATTCGTCGGACGTGACGGTGCTGGAATATTTCCTGCGTACCAATCCCTACATCAACAACATCGAGCCTATCAACCAGCTCGATAAGACCAAGAGCGGCCTGACCACCAACCGTATGGTTGTGTACAAGCGCGATCCGGGCAAAGTGCAACTGCACATCCCACAGCCCCTAGAGCTGTTCCCGCCTCAGCAACGTGGTCTTGAGTTCATCGTCCCTGCTCACGCTCGCGTGGGTGGCGTCGCTCTGTACTACCCCAAGAGCGCCATTTACGTTCAAGCTTCTGCTTGAGCCTAGTGAAGGGAGGGGCGTTAAGCTAATGAGCAGTTCTAAACGAACAACAAAATGTTAATTGCTTATCGCCCTGAGCTTGAAAATCCGCCCCGTGAAGGTGGGTTTGGCATCATTATGGAAAGGGGAATGATTCAACTCGCCCCTGGCCTCAATCAGGAAGTGCCTGATGATCAATGGAAAGAAGCTCGTGAAAACCGTATGGTGAAACGACTTATGGCCATTGGTGCCATTGAAGAAGTAAGAGAACAAATTACTGTGGAAAAAATTCCACAGAGCATTGAAACTCTTACCAACATTCCTTTGGTTGAGGCTCTCCGCACCATTGAACTTATTCACGACGATAATCAGCTTACTGATTGGAAGAAAGTGGAAGGCAGGGTGCGAGTACGTAATGCCATCAACAAACGACTGGACGCAATCAAGCGAGGAGCTGCCTGATCATGGCTGTTACTAGCGTTGATTTTCTGAATAGGTTTCCTGAGTTTACGCCTCATCCATCGGGGATTGTAAATGGAGCTATTGAGAGTGCCAGTAATGACGTGGGGCCAGACATCTTTGGAGATCAAACGGATCGCGCCGTTCGTTTCCTTGCTGCCCATATCATTTCCATTCAACTTGCTCAAATGGGGGTTCAAATTGGAGCCACCGATGGGAAAGTATATGGGAAAGGTCTTGATGCCACTCTTTACGGACAAGAATTCAAGCGACTTTCGGAAACAGCATCTAACGGTGGATCTTTAATTGGCTTTGTGATTTGATGACTAACCCCGCACCACCACTTGCAAATGCCACTT